AATTTCTGTATATTCGCCTTCAGCATTATCTGCCTTTAGCTTTTCTGCAGCAAATTTTTCCAAGGGTATCCCCCACTGATTAGCTCGTCTAACATCTTCCGGTGTTAGCTTAACTTTGTTACTCCGCGAGGTTTGAGGTGTACGTGAAGCACCTGCAACTACTTGGGCAGAATTTGACGGTGTATCCTGCAACCGTGGTGTTGCTTCTTTCTCCTGTTGTACAATAGGATTAGGAGCATCTGCATACTTATGAGGAAACTGGTTACGTAACTTATAATCAATCGCTTCATAAAAGTCGTCCTCAGTTGGATCATATCCTTCTGACTTTAGTTCAGCATCTGCAGCTAGTGCTGCTGCTGTCATAATCTGGTCATTACCAAACCATGCATTCTTACTAGCCCAATCTACAGCTTTTGGATCATACTGTGGTGTAGCAGATACATTCTGTTGAGGAGTTTGACCAACAGCTTCAAGCCGCTGATTATATTCCTCCCAAGCACGTTTCTGCTGGTCTACTACTGTAGTCTCTGCATAAGACTTGGACAATTCTTCTTGAGCAGCAAGCATCCGGTCTGTATCGCCAGAATCTGCAGCTTGTTTATAAATCTCTCTTGCTTGTTCAATACGGTTAGTTAGCTGTCCTGCTGTACTATCAATATTATTCTTTAAGCTAGAAGATAATTCCTTTTCTCTTGTTTGAACGGAAGTACGTAGATTACTTACCTCTAAACGAAGATTTTCAATTTCTTCTTCACGTTCTTTACGCTGCCGAATAAGCTGTTTAATACGCTTTTCTGCACCTTTTGTCTTTATCCCCTCTAGTTCTTCGGGGATTTCTGTTTCAGCTTGTAGTACTTCTTCTTCTTCTTTTTCTTCTTTTTGTACTAGTCTACCTTTTGGTTTTTCTTCTTCTTCTTCTTCAATCTCAAACTCTACTTCTCTGGAAGAATTTCCTCCAGAAGTATCTGTAACATCGATTTCTGACCATTCTGATAGGTCTGCTTCATTCTCTTCTGACATATGTATTACTTTCTCTCTTCCTTTTTCGCTAGTTGCGATACTAACGGTTACGACACTTTATTTTTATAGTATATATTAGTAATTCTAATTAGACAAATTAAATGTTGGGTCAAGAGAAGCAGGATTATCTAGCTTCATAATGATCTGGTCATCAAACAATAGTAGCAGCTTGACACCCTTATAAACAAACTTCTGTCCAATTAACTTACCATAAGCTACATAATCACCTTCTTGACACCAAGCACCCAAAGGGAACTTTTCTTTATCGTCATAAGCTAGATCACCAAGTTTAAGAACTCTACCTACTGTAGTAAGATAAGCGATATCGTCCCTAGTTGAGTCAGGAAGAAGAATACCGCCCTTAGTTTTATTCTTAATAGATACTGGTTGTACCAGTACGTAATAACCCGGTAGCTGTGGTAAGTCTTCTTTTTTAATTTCAACTCCCTCATCTGTAATCCAATCAGAATTAGAAATTGCTTTACCTAATGTAGCTACTTGCATTTTACTTTTTAATCCTCTTCATATATACGAGTTTTAACGATATTGACGAGATTATCTTTTGATAATTCAATCCCCTCAATTCTACCAACTATCTGGCGATAATCAGCATAACTCGAAGCACTGCCGTATGCAAGTAAATTTTTTAGTTCTTCTATTTGCTTATCGTATTCTTGTGTTAGCTCCTCCCATAAGGTCATTTACTTTGCTTATTACTTTCCTTTACAAAAGCTGTTACCATATCGGCAGCTTTAATCATTTTAGTTGTGTCTGAAGATTCTTGAGACTTAGCTAGCTCCATAATAGCATCTAAGGCTGCAATAGCTTTCTTTGCATTACGATCTTTTTCTTTTTCTTGAATACCCGTTGAAGTCTTAATACCTTCTTTCATCATATCAATTTGAATCTGAGCTTCCTTCAGATCAAGCTCACGATTCTTCATTGCAGCTTCTACACTTTCTTTAGCTGTCTGTGCCTGTATCTTAGCTTGTTCAATCATTACACGCTGCTGTTCAATCTGAACCATCTGTGCTTCAGGCGAACCTGCTTGCTGCATCTGTGCTGCTGCCTGATTAGCTTGAGCAACCTGCTGTGCAGCCATAGCCATAACTTGTTCCATGACTTTTGGATCATTAGGATCGACCTGACCTGAAGCAACAGCCTCTGGACCATACTGCTGAATAATCTGGGCTGCAGTACCGTGTAGTTGTTCCTGATACTTCATAATTATATGCTCTTGCATATTAGCTTCAATAACAGGAGCAATACGTTGCATTAATGGATTTTTACCATTCTGAGGGTCTTGCATATATGCAGTCTTAGCTTGAATATGTGCATCATGGTTCTGACCCATAAAGGCTTTAATTGGTAGACCTTTGACTGCAGCCATAATATCCAAGATTGGATCAAGAGGAACAGGGGAAGGTTTACTGGGCATAATCTTATCTAGATTAGGTACATTAGCTGTCTGAAGAATAGAACGATTAAGTTCTTCCATATCGAACATGCCGGGTGGTGACTGCTGTGCTAACTGTAGTGCCATCTGAGACATCATCATGCGATGTGCGTTAGACGGAATGTTAGGATCAGATACTGGAATAATGTCAACACGACCATCAAAATCTGTCTTATAGATTTTTAGACTATGTTCAGGAAGCTCACACATAGACTCTTCTGGAAGGTATTCGTAGTTAATACGTCCCAAGATTTTAAATTCGTCTCTTTGTGCTTTATGTAGGCGCTTATGGATAGCAGAGAAGAACTTGCTACTTGCTTCCAAGAGAGCCATAGTTGTTCCTACAGGACCATAACTAGCTCCATCAGAGATAACCTGTTCTGTACTATCAGCAAACTTTTGTGCTGCATTAGAGACAAAACCAAGCATCTGGAAAAGAGTCTGTGATGGCTCTTTGTAGGGAAGAGGAATGATCATTTTAGATAGATCATTACCTACAGCCTCAACTTCTTTCCACTCCCCCGGAGCAATCGGGTCATTATCTCCTACTATACGTAGACCTTTAGCCTTAAAACCGCCGGGTAGGTTAGCAAACTGACCAGCATCGACCAGACCACGCATTGCTGCTGTAGCTGTCATTGTTAGATTGCCGAGGAAGTGAATTAATCCCAAGCCATAAAAACCAAAGCCGGGAACAAAGCGATAGTGAGTAAAGAATATTTTCTTTTCACGTCGCTTATCTTTAATATCGTAGTTACGACGTACAGACAGAACCTGTCGTGATTTATAATCAATCGTAACAATGTAAGGTAGAGACAGACCGTCATCCTCTTGGAAAGGTTCTGGGAGGTCCAGATAGCAGTGCTGTTCTAGTAGAACATACTGTGGGTCATGTTGTGAAGAAGGAGAAAGACCCAAGATCGTATCCATCTTCTGTGCCATTGCCGATTGGTCTGGCATAGAAGCTTCTGGTAAGTCAACGTCGGCATACATACCTGCGACTGTATCACGTTGCATTTCGATTGGACTACGATAAATCACATGAGTATAACGATCTGCTCTTCGCAGGTCCGTAGCGTAGTATGAGATATAAAATTGATCAATAGGAACAAACTCAGAGACAGGCCGATTAAGGCTCTTATCAAAGTATGTCTTCTTGAAAGCTGAACCAATAAGGGGTAGGTGGAACAGCATACGTTCAAATTCGTCAAAGTATTCACCCATCTGATCTGTGATCTGATAGTTCATAAATGCTTTAACTCGTTCAGCTTGAGCTTCTTTTTCTTCTGTCTTATCACCAATGATCTGGGATTTAACAGGACCGGCAGGAGGAAATAGCTCCTGTGTTGCTTTAGATTGGAACTTAACGGCTGACTCAATAAGGATCGGATGTACTGCTGTACATGCTCCTTCAAAGGGTTCTGATGCTTCTTCTAGCTTTAGACCGAGTAGATCAAAGCCACGCTCAAACATGCTTTCCCACTCAGAACGAGAGTCTTTGTCAGCTTCAAAATTTTCAATAACCTTATAGGCAATATCTTCCAGAAGATCGTCATCCATATCATCTGCTAGATTACGGTAGAACTCTTCTGGTTCTTCCTTCTGCTGCACTTTGGATCGTTCGTCTTCTGGTGGTTTAAACTCTACAACTATACCACCATCTTCAGGATCAACCTCCATGAATGCTTCATTGCCATCTTCGTCTACACCTGTAGATGATTCAATTTCAATAGATAGTTCACCCATTTGAATTTGATCGAAGGGATTACGTTCTGTTGCCATGTTTTATATTGCCTTTGATTGATAATTAGCATATGGGTTACGTTCTACTACAGAACCGCCAGCGTATCTATTAACTATTTCCACATCTTCAATAAATTCTTTTTGTAATTTATAAAACTCAGGATCATTGGGATAAATATCTTTTTCTAGCATACGATCTACAAAATTTTGTGTTTCTTTTGAAATATTTTCTGCTGAATCAGTAGTAGGATATATATTGTCTGGTCTATATGAAACTATTTCTTGTATACCACCCTCTTTATTTTCTAAAATAATAGAATCATAACCTTGTTTTTTTGCTCTAGAGCTTATTTGTTTTGTTATATTACCTTTTTCTTCATAGGCTTTTTCTACAATCTTAAATGCTTTTTCTTTAGGAACTCCTAAAGCTATAAGGGTAGCGGCAGAAGGATCACCATCACCTTGATGTTTTATTCTTAAAGGATTTGTAAGTTTAGCAAAGACTGGTATAACATTTCCAGTATCTCCTTCTGCATAACTAGAAGCAAATTTTGGATCAGGAGTAAGATAAACACCATCACCTAGTACACCTTCTTTACTTGGTTTTAGTTTTTTAATATCTGGAATAGGAGTACCATGAAATAATCTTTCTGTAACTCTACTGTTAGATAATTCAGAACCTATTTTTTTAGCACCAGAAGCTAGTGTATTAAGACCACCTACACCAGCACCAAGGATATCTCCCTCTTTTACTCCTCCATAGCCTTTTTTTGCTGCTCTTATTAAAGTTCCTGAAGGAACGAATGGAAGTAGTCCTGCAATACCTAATCCTGCATTAGTCAATGTCGGGTCTTCTATAAAAGTTTTAGTATCAGCAGCA